CATTTTTAGGGATGAAATGAGTGGCATTTGGTTCAAAATACGCTTCAAGCGTTGGTTGATTATAATCATCACGAGCTAGTACCGCATATCCTTCTAAGAGTAGTCCTGTTATAGGATCAATAACTCCAGTCGCATTGCTAGCTTCAATAACTTGTAATCTTACCTCATCATCTTCGCCTTTAGAAATGTAGATAAAGCTGCAAGATCCTATTAATGCTGCCAAAATTGCACTATCAAAGAAAATATCAGGATTATTGCGATTAAATATATCCATGACTCCAAAGTCATCATTAGCAAATTCTCTAAAAATCAAACGATCTGCAAGACTATCAACACCTTTAGTTGCCCATCCGAGTACGGACTTATATTTAACTCGAATATGTGCAGGAATTGTGATTCCTAATGGCGATTCATGATGCTGCATCGCATAATGTTTATATCTCAGATTAACTCTCCCTTGATAGAGAGTCAACTTCCTCCTGAGATAGTCAATTCCTCTTAGTT